AAAAACTTTATGCCCCATATGTAGTTATGAAGGGTTTGTATTCTAATACTCTCCTATCGGTAGGTTAAGATGAGCATTGGCATGATGCGACATCAAGTCAAGCTACAGTCGCCCTCTCATACCACAGATACAGGCGGTGGAGCTGCAAAAACCTTTACTACCCTTGCTTTGCTTTGGGCGAATATAAAGCCCGTCAGCAACAAAGAGGGGGTCAGACAGGGTAAAGTTCAAGAATCACAAACCCATCACATCACGATCCGTTTTCGCAGTGATATAGGCACAAATTACCGCATACAGTACGGAACAAGAAACTTCAACATAAGAGGTATCAGAAACATAGACGAAAGAGATAGATATTTAATGTTAATCTGCGAAGAAGGGGTAGCAAATTGACAGGTAAATTTAAGAATCTCAAAGCTATTCAAAACAGAAACAAACAAAGGATAAGAGATTATCAAAAAGGTGACGCAAAAGTTGCTGTCCATAAATCTGCAATGGTTGTCAGAAATACAGTTGTTGATGGGATAGCAAGAGGTGTAAAGACTGGTAGAGATAGAGGTGATGGTTCTATTGCATCTGCAGCAGGAGAATATCCTGCAACTGATACTGGTTTTCTTGTAAGTAATGTATCAACAAAAGTTACGACAGAAGGGGAAACAGTCATTGGTCAGATTATTTCTGCTGCTCCTTATTCAAAACATTTAGAGTTCGGTACTAGAAACATGGCAGCAAGACCATTCATGCAACCATCATTAGATAGGAACGCAAAGAAAATAAAAGAGATATTTGTGAGAGAGGGCATAATAGACAAATGAGTATTGGACAATTTGCCTTACAAACCACTCTTTATTCTACCTTGAATAATGACAGCAACCTTACAACTACACTTGGTGCAGGTGTCTATGATGAGGTGGTTGAAACAGCGTCCTATCCATTTGTGCAGATAGGAGAAGAAACAGCAATTGATTACGGAACAAAAGATGTAGATGGTGGTGAGTTCACTATTAATATTCATGTTTGGTCCCAGTATGCAGGGGCAAAGGAAACCAAAAATATTATGGACAGAATTCACACTTTACTGCATGATAGTAGTTTAAGTGTCACAGGATTTAATCTTGTTAATTTTAGGTTTGAATTTAGTGATATAATTAGGGACCCAGATGGGATTACCAGACATGGTGTCATGCGATTCCGTGCAATAATTTTAGGAACTTCATAATAGGAGATAAATTATGGCAGCACAGAAAGGTTCAGCAGTTCTCATCAAAGCTACAGTAAGCGGTAGTAAAGTCACTATTGGTGGTTTGCGATCATCTTCAATTACTTTGAATGATGAAATGGTTGATATTACTAATAAGGATTCTTCAAACAAAAGAACTCTTTTGGCTCAAGGTGGAATACAATCCATGACAATAACTGGGTCTGGTGTTTTCACAGACAGCACATCTGAGCAACAACTAAGAACATCAGTTGGGGAATCTGTATTTAACACTTACGATTTTATCATTCCTGATCTGGGAACTTATACAGGAAGTTTTCAAGTAACTTCTCTTGAGTTTGCAGGTGAGTACAATGGTGAAGCTACTTACTCTGTCACGCTAGAATCTAGTGGGGCAATCACATTCTCAGCAGCATAAGATGTTTAAGACTGTAGAGATTAAAAAGGGCAAGGACACTATACAGGCAAGTCTTGATGAAGGTGTCCTTTCTGCCCCTAATAAATTAGGTAAAGATATTTCTGAAATTGAGGTTGATGGAAAAACTTTCAAAGTTTTAGATTCAACTATTGATGAAAGAGATGATCTTATTTATTTAACTTTAGATATTCCAAAAGGAATCAAGGAGAAAGCTAATGAGCAATCTAAACAAGGGTCAGATTAAGGTCTTTTTAGATCAAAAAGAATATACAGCAAGACTCACTTTAGATTCAATTGTTGCAATTGAACAATCAACAGGCATGGGAATAATTAAGCTATGTACAGAGATGGCTAATTCCAATGTTTCTCTATCAAGCATTTTAACTGTTTTGCATAAAGGCTTGAGAGGTGGTGGTAATGATGTTTCAGAGAAAGATGTCAAAGCCATCGTAGAAGATATCGGTATTATTGAAAGCACAAGAGCAGTAGCACAAATGCTTACCGATACTTTAACCAGAACAAACTCAGACGAGGACGACACAAAAAAAAACGAGGATTAGTCGCTGATGAGTTGCCAATCACAAGGTACTTTCAAATACTCGTTGGCATGGCAGGAATCCAACCCAGTGAATTCTGGAATCTTTCCCCACATGAAACTTATGAAGCCATTGATGGCTTTATGGAATTCAATGCAAGTTCAAAAGAAGAGCCATTGGATATAGATGAATTACAAGACTTAATGGAGTTATACCCTGACTAATGGCTACAACAGTTGACCAATTAATAGTAGAGATAAGAGCAGAGACCAAAGAACTGCGTAAAGGTCTGCAAGAAACTAACAGAAGATTAGGTGAAACAGGCAAACAGGCAAAAGCAGCACTAGTCCCTCTGGGTGGTTTTACAAAACTTTTAGCAGCAGTTGGTGGTGTTTCACTTTTTAGGGGCATTACTAATACATCAAGACAGTTTGAAGATTTAGAGGCTACACTAAGAGCAGTAACAGGGAGTGCAGAAAATGCTCGGTTAGCTTTCAAAACAGTAGAAGAGTTTACTGCAACTACCCCTTTTCAGTTAGCCAATGTCACTGAGGCTTTTATAAGATTCTTTCAGGCAGGGATAGAACCAAACAATGAAAACTTAACTGCCTTCGGTAATTTAGCAGCAGGTATGGGTAAGGATATTACTCAACTTGCACAAGCTACTTTTAACGCAACCACTGGTGAAATGGAAATGTTGAAACAGTTTGGTATCAAAGCCAAATTGATGGGAGATGAAATTGAAGTTACCTTTGAAGGTCAAACACAAACCATTGAAAGAACAGGTGATGCTATTGGTCAGTTTCTTCTTGATTTAGGAGCAACAAGATTTCCAACTGCATTACAGGAAAGACTTGATACTCTTTCAGGCTCTGTTTCTAACTTACAAGATAAAATATCAATCTTTGCGAATCAAATAGGTCAAGCAGGGCTAAATGAAGCCCTGACTAATCTTTCAAAAGGTTTGCAAGATTCAGTAGATGCAAGTATCGGTTTGGCAGATATTTTAGGGGCAGTGCTTGGCGGTTTAGTGAATTTGATTTCTGGAATTATGAATATCATCAATGTAAGTTTTGATGGAGCTGTCGGATTGTTTAATAAAATAAAAAAAGAGTTCAAAGAGTTAGAAATATTCTTTGATCAAAAAGCAGAAAAAGGTGGGTTCTTCGGAAAGGTTTTAGGTGGACTTGGTTTTGGTGGTAAAACAGAAGAACAAATCATGCAAGACCTTCAAACCTTGGCAGATTTAGAAAAAGCAATTTTAGACGCAAGAGCTGGATTGGATAAATTTTTTACCCCAAACAATGCAGGAACAGGTGAGGCAGGTGATACAAATACGGGAACAGGAAGCATAACACCACCTAGTGCAGAGAAAGCAAAAACTGAGGTTAATGAATTAGCGACTGCATTTGAAGAACTGGACACAGTCATAGCAGAAGCAGGACAAACCCTCGCAAGAGATTTTGCTGACGCTATCCTTGATGGCAAAAACGCAATGCAATCTCTAGCAGATTTTTCAAAAGCAATTGTTTCAGAAATAATTGCTACATTTTTGAATCTTGCTGTGATCCAACCTATCATCAGTAGTATTTTCAGTGGTGGTACTGGTGTTGGGGGCGGTCCATTAGGAGCATCTTCAAGACCTTTTGACTTTGCTGATGATCAAACTTTAGTAAGGACTCCGCTTACCCTTAATGCTGATATGGGCAGTATGAGAACGAATTCTGCGGGGATGGCTCCTATTGTAGTAAATCAATCTGTGAATTTTGCTACAGGTATAGTCCCAACAGTCAAAGCAGAAGTAACAAAAATGTTGCCACAAATTGCAGATGTTTCTAAAGCTGCTGTTTTAGAAGCCAATATAAGAGGTGGTACATTTAGACGAGGTATGAGATGAGCAAAGAAATTACTATGCCAACTACTCCAAACTTTATATCAAGTTCATTTACCTTGAATAGAGCTGTAGGACAAACAATAAGTCCTTTTACTGGTCAACAAAAAACTCAAGAGTTTGATAATGTTTTTTGGAGTGCAAATGTAACCTTACCCCCAATGAATAGATCAACTGCTGTTAATTGGCAGTCTTTCTTATCAAGGTTGAAAGGCAGTACCAATGTTTTTAAATTTGCAGACCCTGATGCTTTAACTAATACAGGCACTTATGATGCAGATGATTTGAAAGCTAATGTGAATACATCAAACACAAATGTTGCTTTAACATTTTCTGGTAGCACTATTACTGCAGGAGCATCTACTTTTGCAAATGCAATTGTTGGAGATTACATAGTAGTTACAGGAGCAAACAATGAGGCAAACAACGGAACACATAAAATAACTACTGTAACAAGTAACACAGTTGTGGTCGTAGATTCTATTCTCACAAGTGAAACTGGAACATCTGGTTGTAAAGTCCAACAAAATATAAAAGGTGCACAAGGCTTATCACTGATAGCTTCAAGCAATTCTGCTGCAGGGACAATAGCTGTAGGAGACTATTTAGGTGTTTTAGGTGGTACTGCAACAGATAGTCAACCAGTTCAACTTGTATTAGTTACGGAGGCTGCTACACAAACAGCAGTTGGTGGTGGCGCAAATAAATTTGCAGTAGGCATTGAACCAAAATTAAGGTCAACTCTTACTACAAATAATCTGGTCAAGTTTGCATCACCAAAAGGAATCTTCAGATTAATTGAAAATGAAATAAGTTGGTCGGCAGATAGAAACTCTATATACAGAATTTCTTTTAGCTGTCAGGAGTCAATCTAAATGGCTACAAGACAAGGTCTTGATTCTTCTATTGTAAATGCTTTATCAGAAAGTAATGTCTATCCTTTCATTGCAGTGAAAGCATTTTTTGATTCTGGTAATGTTTTGGTTTGGTCAGGTACAGATGACATCTCTATATCCAGTGAGACTTACACTGGAGCAGGCTCATTATTATCTGTAAGCGGTTTTGAAGAAAGTCAGCAACTCAAAACAAATGGTGTAACTGTAACAATATCAGGAATGGACGAAACAGTTTTAGGGTATGCCCTTTCTGAAAATTATCAGAATAGAAAACTTATTGTTTACTTAGGTTTTTTAGATGGTGGTACAAATGAAGTCAAAGGAGTTATGAATGCCTTCACAGGAAGAATGACTACCATGAATATAAATGATGACCCCACTGGGTCAACAATAGTTGTCAATGCAGAGAATAGACTTATAGATTTAAGAAAAGCATCTATGCTGCGTTATAACAAAGAATCACAAAAATTTGTTTCAGGGGCAACAGATACAGCTTTTAACAGAGTACAAAAGCTACAAGATCAAGAGATTCTTTGGGGAAGATCAAGTTCTACTAGTGGTCGTGTACCAGTCGGCGGCGGTGGCGGTGGTGGCTCACAAGAAGGTGGTGGTGGTGGCACTGTAATGAGATGATAAAAAAACTACCACAGTGGGAAATGCTGTTATTTAATTTCCTTAAAAAAAAAGATGATCATGTTTTTAAGTGGGGAAAATGGGATTGTTGCATATTAGTCATTGACTCAATAGAGGCTATGACAGGAAAAAAAATTTTAGAAAAGAGTTGGTCAAATAAAAAAGAAGCTCTCATGTTCATAAAAGACAACGGAAAAACCTTAAATAAAGTAGCCAGTAAATATTTGAAAAAAGCAGGTCTTTCAACTATTGATAAAGCATTTATCACTGCAGGGGATATTGTTCTTTTAGAGGATAGTGAAAATAATTTTGAAGAGTTAATGGGAATATGTACAGGCAATCTTATTGTTTGTATCACGGATTATGGCTACACCTACAGGGATAATCATGTTGCAAAAAAGGTTTGGAGAATAGATGGCTAGAGCAGTTAAAGCAGCTGTTATTGCTGCAGTCATAGCAGGTATTGTTGTTGGTACAGGTGGTACTGCAATGCTTCCTGCAGGATTTGCTTTCTTCGGTGTTGGTGGTGTTGGTGGTGCCGTGTTGGCTGCATTTACCACGACCTTTGTAACTGCAGGTTTGAACGAAATGTTGGCAGAGGACTTGCCATCTGGACTTGGAAATAATTTAGGAACTAAAGTAAGTGTCAAAGATGCCAATGCTCCAAGACAACTCATTTATGGTGAGTGTAGAGTCGGTGGTGTTTACACTCAAATAGAGACTACTGGCGTGACCCAATCAAACTCTATTCTGCATTTATTTTGCGTTTTATCTGGACATCAAGTAGATAGTTTAATTAAAGTTTTCATAAACGATAAAACAATAGTTCTAGGAACTAATACATCAACATCAACGATAAATGGGGAAACTGTCCACACTGTTACTTCTACAGAATTTACAAACACTGATAACACTGAAAACTTTGGTTCAGGAGCATTGATAAGGTTTACTTTCCATGATGGCAGTCAAACTGCTGTTGATGGTTTTGCACAAGCACAGATAAATTCAACATCTGTTCCAAACAATCATAAATTTTTAGGTTGCTCTTATGTTTATATGCAAATGGCATATGATTCAGAAAAACTGCCTAACTTTCCAAATATCAGTTTTCAAGTGAGAGGTAAAAAACTTTTTGACCCAAGAACTTCTGAAACAGCTTTTACAGATAGTACAAATAAGGTCATAGGTAATAATCCTGCTTTAATTCTTAGAGATCTTTTGACAGATACAACCTATGGTGTTGGAGCAACATCAACAGAAATAAATGACACTACAAATGCAGGTGGTTTTGCAGCAGCTGCCAATACTTGTGAACAGACTGTAACTCTTGCGGATGGCAGTTCAACTGAGCAAAGATATACCTGCAATGGATTCACAAACTTTGCAGGAACTAGAGAAGATATAATCAATGGTATAACTTCTTCTATGGCAGGTAAAATGACTTACTCAAATGGTAAGTTCAATGTCTTTGCAGGAGCAAATCAAACAGCAAGTCTTACTATAACTGATGATGATTGTATTTCTCCTGTTTCTGTTACAACCAAAAATGCACAAGGACAACTCTACAATACTGTTAAAGTACTTTTTGCTGATTCAACACAAAAATTTATTGGTACAGATACACCTGTTTTACAGAATTCTACATTTTTGAATGCAGATACTCCAAGTGGTGAGTCAACCGCAAATTTCGTAAAAACAATGGAGTTACAACTACCATTCACCACAAGCGATACAATGGCTCAAAGGTTAGGAAAAATAGGACTACTACACCAAAGAGAAACCACGACAATAAGAGTAACAACCAATCTCAAATTTTTACAATTACAACCATCAGATTATGTGCAAGTCACTAATGAAAGATTATCTTTCAGTAACAAACTATTTGAAGTCCTTGCAGTTACAATGGTTGTTGAAGGTGAAGATAACCCTATTCTTGCCTGCCAACTTGACCTCAAGGAAATAAGCACAAGTGTTTATGATTTCGCTACCAATGAATATTCAACCATACAGGCAGAGGGAAGTGATTTAACATCAGGTACTTTGTCTGTGACAGCTCCAACAGCAAGTTCTATAAATCAAACAGCAACTATTGATGGCACAACTACTAAAGTAAATATAAAAGTTGTTTGGTCAAATGCCTCAAACGAAGCCATACAAGGAACAGAAGTTCAATACAAACTAAGTTCAGATTCTACCTACACATCTCAAATATCAGGCAAGGGTCAAACGATAGCAGTCATACCCAATGTAACTGTAGGTCAAACTTATAATGTCAGGGTAAGACATTTTACTTTTGACAATGTTTATTCAAGTGCAACAGACTTTAGTAACATTACTATTACGCAACCAACTGATGCTCCAAACAGTCCTACCAGTGCCTCTGTTACTACAGGCAATGCTTTTGGTATAAGAGTGCAATGGACTAATCCATCTAACAGC